CCATGGCAGAAAAAGCTGATCTTATAGACCTATGCGTGCCCTTGGATGCCAGTAGATGATGGTGCTCATTGAGAATCCTTCTCCATATCTGTGCCCTCAACTTTTTAAGAGGCAATGAATCTGCTGCAAAGTACTGATCTGAAACAGCGCCGCCCTTCACGAGTCGTCCAACAGAAGGGGTGCTAAAAAGATCCGGAAGCTGTATCTTGAGCGCCTTTGCTATGAATGGAATCATCTTGTCAGAGATGTTTTCTGACGACTGGTATTCAAAGTTCATCAGATTAGAGACGTGGTCAATGAATATCTTTATCTCATCAAACATTTTTGCATAGACAAGAAGCAAACTAATCATAGTCTGCGGCTGCTTCTGTGATTGTCCGCCGCGCAAAGAGTCAAGATTAAGATCTTGACCCATGTTCTGATTTGATGTGCCAAAACCCTCAGCATCTGCACCCGAAGAGAGATATTGCGCCGGAACAAGTCTGGTGATTAAGTTGGGATTCTCATCATCATATGCAATAGCTTCTTCTAGAAGAGCATTGTGAATTAGCTGTGTATCTGGATAGTTGGAAAAAAGAACGATGCAATCGTTCACGTCTTCTTCCAGCATGGGATTTGGAGGGTACTGCAGGCCTCGTGCAGTCGTAGTATAGTTCTCAATTTCAGAATGAAATGAATACCCAGAGCTATCAAGAACAATGTTGTTACCAGCAAACGATCCTGTTGGTTCGTTAAACTTAAAGTAGAGCTTAAGACTTCCATCCTGTCTTGCTGGCGACTGATAGTCATTCAAAATGTCTGATTCGCTTCTAAGACTGGTATAAAGTCTAACATCGTCTAGGCATCCGCTTAACGTGCTAACCGGTGAAAACAAATACCCGGATCCGTTGTGTGTAGACCCTGATCCGATAAACAGTTGCGCTGAGCCCAGGCTTATGGGTTGGAAATTTGTAACTCTCGTTTGTTCACTTGACTTCAATCCATTAAAGAAGATGGCTGCTGAAGATTCGCTTTCACTTGAGCTAATTGATGCAGCAACATGCACAAATCCATCCTTTGGGATCGATCCGCTAACATGAAGAGTTCGAGAACCAGAAGTTACCAGGAAGTGCACGTCAGCCATGCTGACAGATGTACTCCTTGAGAGAAACAGCGTGTAGCCACATCCAGAGCCTTGTCTCTGGAAAATGATAGAATTATTATTTGCTTGACCGGGGACAAACAGATGCGTCTGGAGAGTGAGCAGACCATCGATAGAATCGAGTGCAGGATCAGCTGCAGAATCTTTAGAGTTCTCAAAGAGGTAGCCCGATCTGTTCTCTATGGCGATATAGCTTCCTCCAGCGCCACCAGAAGAACCAGAAAGAGACAAGAAGCCCTTGTTCTTAGGAAATCTATCTTTGATATAGCTCTCAAATCCTGTCAATGAATCTTCGAATGCCTCGATGTCTCTTCTTGAGCCGTCGAATGGGTATTCATTGATAATCTTGTAGAACGCTTCGTCTACCTTGGATTTTGCGCTATGGAAAAAAGTATGATTCTCGAATCGAGACCAGTCAAGGGGTATCTCTTGAGTTGACTTTAGTCCAGTACCAAGTGCATCATATCTAAAAGATGATGTTGAAAGAACATTGGTGGAGCCAAGATCGTCAGAAGAAAGTTGCTTTACTGGATACCTCGAGCGAAGTTGCCGCTCAAGATCAGTGACAAGAGAAGGATTTCCGTTTGTGGATCTCACTCTACAACCCTAAAGGATGCCGCGACATTGTTGATAGTCTGCGTCGATCCATTCTTAATTATCTGAAAGTCGAAAGTGTAGTTTCTTCCTACCGGAAGCGAAGACATGTCTACGTCAAAAAATCCAGTTGATGCATCCATCGAGACCCTAGTTCCTGTTGTATCGAAAGGTATGATGATCTTAGAGGACTCAAGGTCTCTTATCCTGTAGTAGACCCGCTCTACAAAGATTCCCGAGTTCTCACGAGGAAGCTTTTCTGCCTTGATCGACTTTGCAAGATCCTCTATGAATATCTTGAATCTAATGGTCTCAGAAGAAATGTAAGTGCTCTTCATGTTTGTGATGTTTATAAAGATCCGCCTAGGGTCCATGTCTGAGAAGCTTGTCTCTGACTTATTCACAACAAGCGAGCCAGTAAAAAATCCTACTGTCAAATCATTTGAAGCCCAGATAACATCGAAAGATGCTGATGTTGAATTCTTTAGGTAACTAAAGAGAGGCTGTCCAAATGACGATATTGCAAAAGATGCGCTGTAGAGACCAGTTGTAAAGAAATCCAATCCCTTCTTGTGCTGAGAGAAGCTAACTATTTGTTGATAGCTACCTGAAACTATTCTGACCTTTCCGCAATTAGGTCCAGTAAGGCGTGTAGAGGAAGAGCCTGAAACGATGTTCGCCGGCGTACCTCTTTCGTAGTTGGTTAAAAAGATGCTACCAGAGGCATTGAAGATAAAGTCCCTGCTATAGTCAATAAGAGAATCGTCGTATCTGACTACGAGCTTGGGACGCTTATCAACGGCAGTCGTATTTCTTGATGCAAAGCGCTTCACGAATCGAGTTTGTGAATCAGTCTCCATTGTTCCACTATAGCAGACAAGAAATCCGCAATCTGGAAGATTTCCAGCAAGTGTACCGGATATAACGTCAGTAACATCTACATCAAGATCTTCAGTTCCCTTAGAGAAGACCTGCTCTGAAAATATGAATCTCGTTCTGCTTCCGTCGAAAAGATCTGCCTTTTCTATAATATCAATTGCCGGATTTCCACAGGTTCCAACTGCTCTTGCACCTTCAGAGTTCCAAACATTCAAACCAGAAGAGACAGAAGATGTCAAAAAATTGCAAACATCTACGTCTCTAAACTGTATAACGTCTCTACCGATTCCTTCGTCAAAAGACTTTGACAGTGGATAGACCGCAAGCTTAAAGTCTGTCGGGCACGTCTGTCCTCCATAGATGTCATGGAGCTTTAGTCTTGCAGAGAAAGTTGAAGAATTTACGTCTAGATTCGAACCTGTCAAGCTTCTAAGACTATCGAGATTGAAGTATATGAGAATTCTGCTGATCTCTATTGGGCTTGTTTCCCCTACGATCGTGTTCTCATCGTAGAGCTTAAACAGATCAAGCGAAGAAGCTCCTCCAGTATTAGAGTCCTTTGCACGGATAGAGCTACCAATAATCTTGTTTGTGATATATGCATCCTTTGATGCATTAATAATCTTGTACATTAGAATGCGCTCCCGATGATGTTCGTAGACGGGAATTTGATTTCAAAAATGCCGCCCTTGGGAGGAATTATGACGCCTTTCTTTGTATTTCCAGTCATGTCGTGGACGTAAGAAGAGTACTGTAGCTCATTAACACGGCCAGAAAGACAAGTAAAAGCCAACTTTCCAATTCCAATCACTCCTGGCTCTGACAACATTATGTTTTGAATGTCAGCAATGATAATTGGCTGATTGATGTAGAAGTTTGTTATGTTAAAGAAGCTTGAAAGCTTTGAATTTATCTGAGAGATGACTAGTGACTTATCGTACTCTCTTGAAACAGACACTGAATATTCAATCTTGAAGTTGACGATGGGTGCGTCTAATATGTCGTAAGCATCGCTTATTACTCGGAACTCATTGATGTACTTGGCAATATTTCTCTTTGTCGTGTCTGGAGACGTGGTAAGTTTTCCACTTGCATCTCTTGATACGACAAAGATGATTGTTGAAAGAGGGTTGACAGGATTTTGTGTCACACCAACCCTGAAGACTCTTCCGAAGTTGGTTGGCATGCTATAGATTCTTGCAATAAGATCTTCTTTGCTGACTATTCTTGACTGTGAATTTCTGTAGAGGAAGGCTAGCGAGCGAACTTCGTCAATCGTCGGTGCATCAGCACCTCCAACAGCAGAAGAAGTATTACCGCATGCAGCGCTAGCTCTTATTGTTGCAACAGAAGATGCTGGAACAACAGCAGAAAACTGTGTCTGAAGAGAAAGGACACGATTGATAGTCTGAGCTGCAACATTGTTGGTTCCTCCACCGCCAGCTCTGTACCTAACAATTAGCGTGGTGTTCTCAGGAGCAACACCGAGCGTCCTAGTGCTCAGAAGCTCATTTGGATCAATAGCTGTATAAGAGAAAGTCTTTCTATCTCCAAATAGAGGAAGAGAAAAGTCTGCTGGATCTGCAACAACATCTTGGTCAAGTGACTGAGAGTTACCTGCGCCGAAGACAAGGCTCGTCAATCCGGTCGATACATCAGTTGAGACTATGAATCGATAGGGAGCGCTTACAACTGAGAGAGAATCTTCAACTTCGTCACTATCGTCAAAGAGATTGGAATCTCTAATGTAGACTGTATCGTGAGTTAAAGATTCTACCTCGTAGTATTCATTTCCATTTGTGTCTGAGACGGAAAGTATCTGACTTACGTTGGGCTGTGCAAGAGCAATTGTCAAATAAGACTGTCGACCCGACACTACGAGAGATTCCTGATATGTGCGTCCAGATGTGCAGACTCCCGAAAGCTTTACTGCAAACGTCTTGGGTGTTGTATCTGGATTTCTTTCAAGCACTCTGTAGTCCGCGACGAGGTCTCCATTTGGGCCTTCTTTTGAAAAGTCAAGATCTTCAGAAAGCTCAAATATTACACCACTATCAGATTGGACAGATGTTCCTGACTTGATTGTAGGAAGGTACGTGCGCCGTGGCCTAAAATTTCCGCCAGGTAGCGTCTCTGTGGGTATTGATAGATAGAAGTCTACTGTGCAAAAAGCAGCAGCTGCTCCTCTAATCTTGTATCCAGTCTGTCGGACCAGGCGCTGGATGTTTGCAGCATCTTTTGCAGTCTCAAGATTTAGTTCTTTAAACTGGTAGTCAAGATAGAAGCTTGTTATGTCTGAGGTGTATGCTGCAAGATCGATGAACATCGATGCAACTGACGGCTCTGTGAAGTCCTTTATGTAGTCGCTATAGTAAAACGACGCATAATTGACAAGCTCCTGACGTAGAGATGCAAAATCTCTATTGAGATAGTCCCTTTCCTGCTGAAGCTTTGCTCTCTTCCTGTTGTTTGTCATCCTGCCACCGTTAGATTAATTTGAATCTTTCTTCCATTGATTCCTGCTTGGACATAGGAGAAAGTGACTATAAAGTCGAATGACGCCAGAGATTTCCCTCTAGGCGGATTGTTTAAAGGAGTAACGCTGTCTATCTGTACTCCCGGCATGTACTTCTTGACAGCCTGCTTAATCCTGTCATCGACAGCCTGAGTCATATTTGATATCGGAATAGACTCAGTAAGAAGCTCTGCCAGGCTTGCACCAAAGTCATATAGACCGAGGCGCTCGCCGTAATTTGTTAAGATCAAGTTTCTTAGATTGTCACTGATCTGATCTTCGATCGTCGTATTCATCAGATAGGGCGTGGAAACAGAGTTTCCACCCAGAGACATCGGCGTCTTGATGCCTACGGGAACTATTGGGAACTGGAAGCTTGCCGGCTTCTCTACGACGAACTTCGTTCCTGATGACTTGAAGTTTCTGGCCACGGTGCTACTTATGGGACAGGCAAAGTCGGGTCAGGATTAGCTTCCGACAATCTTGCGAGATTTAAACGCAGATTTGAGTGCAGGGCCTTGAGCGACGAGAGTTGTTGTAAGTGATGCAATCTGTCCCGTTGGATCAAGTGCTTGGGCGCCTGGAACAGTAGTCACTAGAGCAGCTGTTACAACACCAACGCTCTCTAAAAGATCTGTCATTATGTC